ACTGACTTATCTGGCGGAAGGACAGGCCGACTTCAAAACGCAGCCTTAAAATTTCATGGATTTTACGCATTGCGATTCTCTTGTTTGGCATATATCACTCCCTGGAATGAAAGGGATAGATATAGCATCAAAAATCAATGCGTTAAGAATGGTTCTGGCGATGTGAACGGCAATTCCGGTCGTGTGAACACCGATTCTGGCAAAATGAACAGGGATTCTGGGCATGGTGCAAAATCGGGGTATTTTCCGCCGGAATACGCGTTCACGTAAAACCAGAAACTGCGTTCACGTTCCGCCAGAATTGGTGTTCACGTTGGGCCAGAATATGCATCTCCTACGTCCTCAACTGGCATCGTCATTTTTAACCACCTTCAGCACTGTTAAAAATGACGGTTCTCGATGTATGGCCAACACTGCCGGAAATGGCGGTATTTGCCGGAATCTGGTACCACACTGTCAAAGCTGACCGTTCCGGCCAACACCCCATTTAACTGCTGATTTCCAACGACTGATCAGATCGTCGGTTTTGTGTCTCGCCAGTGTCTTGCGCCACTGTTCATCTGCACCGGCAATAACCAACTCACCAGTGCGAGGGTTTGCGCGATACACGGTATCCAGCGCGGTAACTTCTTTACCGCGGGCAAGCTGAATGGCCTGCACACGGCTGATCTGAATTTTTTTGATTTTGGCCCACACCTGAACCAGACCGGCCAGCGTCTCTACTTCCGGCGATAATTCTTGTTCGCGCTGGCGTATTTCATAAGCTGCGCGAAGGTAACTTTCAGCCCTGGACTGGTCATATTCGGTGCAATCACCTGCCGTAATGGCGTGTGCCAGCGCCTCAAACTCATCGGCGGGTGATTTTTTCCGTTCCGGTTTGTGGTTTTTGATGCTTTCAGCAATGCGTTTTTTCTGTTCGCGCGTTAATTGCCCGATCACGATTTGCTCTGGTTCATCAGCGTCAGCTGGCACTACTATTTCTGACGGTGCTGCGGGTGGCGGGATTGGTTGTTTTTTCGCCTCGGTACAGTTATTGACACGAGTCCAAGAAGAAACTCAGTGAAGCGACAGTAAACCGCGAGCAGTCGTATTTACATGCTGTATTCTCGGAAATGAAACGCCTCGGGGAATGGGAAGGAGATAACCCTCTTTCTGGTATCAGGCAGTTCAAGGAGGGAGATCAGGAGCTGGCTTTTCTTTACGAGGAAGAGATTGACCGACTGCTTGTAGCGTGCGATCAGGCGGCAAACAAAGATTTGGGGATTATTGTGCGCATCTGCCTGGCCACCGGCGCACGCTGGAGTGAGGCACAGGATTTAAAACAATCTCAAATTCTTCCAGGACGTCTGACTTTCACACAGACCAAAAGTAAAAAGAACCGCACAGTACCCATTTCGCAACAGTTACAGGCAATGCTCCCCAAAAAACGCGGTTCACTCTTCACCCCTGCGTATGAGGCATTCAAATCTGCATTAGCACGAGCAGAGATAGAACTACCAAAAGGACAGCGCACCCATGTTCTACGGCATACCTTTGCGAGTCACTTCATGATGCGTGGAGGAAATATTCTGGTGTTGCAGCAAATTCTTGGACACAGCACGATCATGATGACAATGAGATATGCGCACTTCGCTCCAAACCATCTTGATGCAGCCGTAGCGCTGAACCCTTTTGATAATCGGATGCCGAATAGTTGACCCTGCGCTGCCATGCTGCTGCCATTTTGCTGCCACTATCCCAAACTGGAGATATAAAAAAACCACCTTTCGGTGGTTTACACGACACTGCTTATCATTGATTTTATTGTTGTTTTCCCATGGTACCCGGAGCGGGACTTGAACCCGCACAGCGCGAACGCCGAGGGATTTTAAAAACTATCGAGCCGCTTTTGAAATCATAACCTTATGATTCTAATCATAAAATAAAAAGGCTAAGGGTGGCTAATTTAGGCTGCTGCTCCATTTTCATCGCCATCGTTTACCCTCTCCCGGTTATCAAATGGATTAAGCGCAACAGCAGCATCCAGATGGCTCGGCGCGAAATGGGAGTACCGCATTGTCATCTTAATGTCGGTGTGCCCGAGTATCCGTTGGAGCACCAGAATATTACCGCCACGCATCATAAAATGGCTGGCGAAGGTATGCCGTAGCACATGGGTAAGTTGACCGTCCGGCAGTTCAATCCCCGCCCTTTTCACTGCCGCCTTAAATGCTTCATAACAGGGAGTGAATAGCGCCCCTCGCTTCTTCGGTAGAAGTTGGCTAAGGGCTGGCGAAATGGGAACTGTACGATTCTTTTTGCCTTTGGTCCGGGTATAGGTGATTCGCCCTGGTAGGATCTGAGACTGTTTTAGCCCTTCAGCCTCTCCCCATCGGGCGCCGGTTGCCAGGCAGATGCGCGCGACAATACCTAAATCAGGGTTACGGGACTCATCGCATGCGGCAAGCAGGCGATATGATCTTACCCTGATAAAGGAACGCCAGTTCCTGCTCTTCCTCTTTAAACTTTCGGATACCTGATAGCGGGTTTTCTCCATGCCATTCGCCCAAACGTTTTAGTTCAGCAAATACAGCATGCAGATACGACTGCTCACGATTCACAGTTGCTTCGCTGAGCTTCTTCTTGCCCTTCTGATTCCATTCGCCACTTAGTCGGCGCTCACGATAAACAGCGAATACGTTTTTATTAAAATCTGATGCAAATGGGTCATTCAGCCTTTCGCAGATCGCCAGCAGTTTGTTTTTACGCTCTTCACCGGAAGTAAGCGCTTTTCCATACATCTCATACCAGCGATCAATAAGTTCCGATAGCCGAGGGCCGGAACCACTACCAATCCCATCGGTAGAAATCCGATTCATTAACCGGCGCTCAAAAGAGAGCGCCTCACCTTTCGTGGCGAACTGTTTACGTGTACGGCTTCCGGTTGCACCATGCGGGTAGCATTCGCAGAGCCATTTGCCAGAAGGAAGTTTACGAACGGTCATTTAGGCAAAGCTCTTCCATTGCTCTTCGCTAATAATTTTTAACTTAGTACCTTTCTCATCGCGATAAGATACTGCCTTCTCAATCTTTCTTCCGTAGGACTGGAACCGCCAGTCCCTCGCGCAAAGCGTGCCAATTACCAGATAATCAATTTTTTGTGTAACGGAGGAGCTAATTTTTGCACCTGACGCACGAAACTCATCTTCGCAAACGCTTCGCTTACCATGCAAAAATTCTCCCGTAAGACACACTGTAGCACCATCAAGCTCAAGCGAATCAATAGCATCAAGAGGTAAGGATGTTGAAAGGCCATCAACGACGCCTTCTTCAATATTACTGCCAGTAAAATCTATTAATGCAGATTTTAGGGTGTTGCGCTCTTCCTCAGTGATAACCCCATCATCCAGGATCTGCTTAACCACTGCGTAAAGTTCTTTGCCGGGATAGTTGTTTTTCAATGCCGCATTTTTTGAGAGGAACCAATTAAGATAGCGAATTTCACTATCATTGAGTTCCTGATTGGCAATCATTCCCTTGCATAAACCCTCCAGTAAGTGCTTATCTGCGTCTTCAGAGAAGAGATCTATATTAGGAATGTCTAACAAGTCTTTTTGAATAGTAATTAAATCCGCTTTCAGAAATTCCAATTCAACTTTTTCTATCACCCCATCCGCAAGGATATCGGAAAGCCTGCGCTTAATTGTTTTCACGCAGTAGTTATTACTGATAGCTTCAGCCTCAAGCAACCAGGTATCAAGGTAGAGCACTTCCTTACTATCAAGAGCACCATCACTTAGTAGACCATCAATGATGCTTATCAGATTGGCAAATAACTTACTTCTGTTTCTGACGTAATTAAATGTGCTGAGTTCCGTCATAACTAATCACCTCTTGTTGAGTGATATATTATTACTCTCTAAAAAAAGAGAGCACCCACGACCACACCTACAATAAAAACAACGATAATTTCTTTGGGATAATCTTTTAGCCAGCTTGCGATATCTGAATGATTTTTTGTTGATTCATTCGCTGGTTTCGTTTGATTTTCTTCGTCAAGCCAGGACAGCGCCATCTGTAGCTGCGGGCGCGTAAGATCATTAAATCTTCCGGTACCAAAATTGATATGGCAAAAACGAATGAGACGCTGCCGGGAGTCCCCTTCCTCGCTATTTCGCAGCAACAAATGGACAAGTGCTTTCCTTGCGTCACCATCTTTACAGCGATCCAGTATTGCCTGAAGGAAACTAACGGCTGTCTGGTACTGATTAACGGTCATTTCATCAATGCTTGAGACGCCGATTTCTGCATGCATTCTTTGCCAGATTTCGTAGGCCTCACCTTCCCCAGCTTCAGCTATAGACATGACTAGCTTATTAAGTTCTTTACGCTGTGCTTTTACGAGTGGGCGATCGTCCTCCCTCGTAGAAGGTATCGCTATGTTGATTGTTCGCTGTGCATCAACTCGTTCTATCTGGATATTATTTTCGTTAAAGTCTCGACCCGCGTTGCGGTTTTGACTTCCAGTAGAATTTACGGTCATAGAGTATCCTTACTTTTTGTTTTCGCTGAAATCCCTTCCCGCTACACGGTTCCCATGTCCGGTGACATTTATTGCCGTATCTGACGCCAAATTTCCGGCATTCAGAGCAGCAAGAGCAGCTGCTTTAACGGCAATAGGAGCAGAACGAAATAGATTGATTAGTTGTTGTTCATCCTCGTTTAGAGCTTCGGCAGACCGAACCCCTGTGACAACAAACTGAACATCGACACCAAGTTTTGATACTGCGAAAAGATAAGACGCATCCGGATACCGCTCGCCTTTTTCGTAATTCAATTGCGCCAATTTTTTCACTCCGCCCACGTCGCCAAAAGCTAACTGGCTTAAGCCAAGGCGTTCGCGTTCCTCTTTCAGACGCGCCCCGATATTCTCTCGCATACAAAAACCCTTGACAGGTATTCAAACGAATACCACAATGTGATTCACGAACACTTAGCAGATCACAATATACCACTATGACGCAAGCTAACTACACCAGCAGGTCTCGCACCCCTAAAAATTCAGTGGCCGGTCGGCCTCTGCCGCTGCGACTCAATCCTGAAGAACGACACATCATTGAAGAAATGGCCGAGAAAGAAAGCCGCTCAGCCAGCAATATGGTGCGTGTTATTTTCCTTCGTGGACTTGAGTCACTTCTTCACGTCTCAACGGCCAACAAGGCCGAGTAAAAGGAGTGAAATATGTCCGGGATCACAATCAACATTAATGTGAGCACGCCCTACGTTTCTCTTAAGCGCTATTCAGAAATGACAGGCATACCATTCGAGACATGCCGGGGCATGATGGAAGATGGTCGTATTATTATTCGCCCCAAAACACGAAGGATGGAAAAACCAGAGGTCAATTTAATAGCAATGCTCAAAGATGCCATTGCAAATAGTTAAAGGACGTGAAATGAAAAACAAATATCCTTTGATTGAGGCCGGTAAAAATCTTTTCCTTTACCGCGGTTTTACTATAAGAAAGGCACCGCGTAATAACATTATTAAATGCGCAACGTATTTAATTAATAAACGCGATGATTCTAACTCTTATGATAATTATCTTGGCCGTGATTTTGCGCTTGCAGAAGCCATGCGTACCGTTGACCACATGTTAAAGGCCGGGGGCAACCATGCACGATGAAGGCCCAACCTTGGCAAGCCTGCTACGCAATGGCTGTCAGGTCACGCACTTTAAGAACTCGCGCGGATGGCTCGAAACTCCGGACGGGAGATTTTTTAAACCCGAACCGGCCAAAGTTCAATTTATAAAAGGACTGAATAAACCTTTTATGTATGTCCGAAAGGTTAATAAAGGATTTGCTACCGCACTAACCGAATTAATTAAAAAACTGATTAACTAATTCGGTCTTAAAAAATCGTTCCTGCTCTCACCACTGTTTAAAACAGTGGCGGATTAACTCATCCCTGAAAAGAGGAAACATCATGACGAGACGAGATCAGTTTAATTTCATTCTGCATATTATTTTGCCAGCCATAGAAAACGAAGGGTTAACAATCAAAACCCAGCGCGATGGTGAAATTACATTATCCGCTCAAGGTTCTATTGCTGAAGATTTCGTTAAGAACTTGCGTCAGCACTGCATTGAAGAATTGCAGCGCCCTTCTACATCGTCGGTATATGGAGCTTAAGAAATGCAACGTCGAAATATCGAAACCCGTACAACAAAAATCGGCCCTGATGATGCCCGGCTTAACGATCTACTGACTGCTGCCCGTATGGATGAACGCCGCGCGCGAATGGAGGCCATGGCAGCCCGGCTGGATTCCCTGGCCGGGAGAATTATCAGCCACCAGCTCAGCTACAAAGAAGCCGGTGAGCTTTTACGACAAGAGGCGATCAACGTGACAAATGCCATCGGGGAGATCCTCTGATGGCGGACGAAATCGATATTGCACAGCAACACGAGTATGAGGAGCGGGAACGTCACATCCTGAACGCCCGCAGCAAACCAACTTCCGTTTCCCGCCTGACCTGTGATTGTTGCGGCGCGCCAATACCTGAAGCACGCCGCATTGCCGTGCCTGGGGTGGATTTGTGCGTGACGTGCCAGACCATCAGCGAATCAAAAAACAAACATCTCCGGGGTAAGAAATGATCAGCACCATTCTGAAATGGGCGGGTAATAAATCCGCCATTATGCCCGACCTATTACAGCATCTTCCCGCAGGCGGTCAGCGCCTGGTTGAACCTTTCGCGGGTTCCTGCGCTGTGATGATGGCAACTGACTATCCGGCCTATCTTGTCGCTGATATAAACCCCGACCTGATTAATCTCTATCGCACCATTGCCAGCGATTGTGAAGGGTTTATTGAACTGGCCCAGATCGTTTTCGAAAGCTATCCCACCTCTGACGACTATTACCACATCAGGCACTCATTTAATCAGGATGCTGCTTTGCCGCTCAGCACAAGAGCGGCTTATTTTCTGTACCTGAATCGCCATTGTTATCGTGGTCTTTGCCGTTATAACGGTAGCGGCGGTTTCAATGTGCCATATGGCAACTACCGCGCCCCCTATTTCCCAGAAGCCGAGATATGTGCATTTGCTGATAAAGCCACACGCGCAACCTTTATCTGTGCAGGGTTTGAAGAAACACTGAGCATGGTGCAGACCGGCGATGTTGTGTACTGCGATCCACCGTATGACGGTGTGTTTTCTGCGTATCACACTAAAGGATTCAGTGAGGACGATCAGTATTGCCTGGCATCCGTGCTAACACGACTGGCGGCGGAAGGTTTCCCGGTTATCGCCTCCAACGCCAACACAATGCTGGTTTCCTCTCTTTATCGCACTTTCACCCTTCACCGCATCAGCGCATCGCGGGGTATCGGAATTGCTGCTGGCGACGGGAAAAAAGCCACTGAAGTGATCGCCGTTTCGAACAGCAAACCATATGCCTCGTGGATTGGTTTCGATCCTGCTAATGGCTGTGAAAAGTGCGTTGAACTCCATCCATGAGTAAAACGCTCTGCTGCATCGGGGCAACAAAATGACTACGGAAAACCGTGGCCGTCGCGCCCCTTCTCCACCGCCTCCCTTTCCGGGTAGTTCTGATGATGCTACCCGGTACGCCTATGAGTGGAACAAACCAAGAAAAGCCATTTACGTCGATAAGACGCCTGCTGTTGATCTCGTTGAGCTGGGCCAAGAGCAGGAGTTTTTAGACTGGGTTAAACGTACCCTTCAACCTCTCCCGCTGTTCATTCGCCGCCGTCTGGCGGTGCGCATTGACAGCATCCACTCCATGAAAGGCCGCCATATTGCCAGGCTGGTCGTGCGGGATATCGTCAGGCGAGATCTGCCACATATTCAGGCTGTAACTGAACAATATGCCATTCCGGTTGACAGCGATGGCGAGGCATACAGTGAACTCAACACGCTCTACCACACGTTTAAGAACCTGGGGGAATTAACCCGCCGGTTCAATAATCTGCCGGATTACTCAGCCGAAGATGTGGAATTGATGGCGCAGGATATCGCCATCTATATGACAGGCGTTCTCAGCGAAGTAAACGACGATATAGCGGCGCTGGATGACCGCCAGTCAGCGGTGTGGCTGTATAACGAAGCCGCGCGCCTGACTCTCTATTTTCGCCAAACTCCACCCGGCTCGGGCAAACGTAAGTTGCGCCTCGACGAACTCGCCACAGCGATCAGTAAAATGCTGGATTCTCGTTGGTGGCATCGCGCATTAAGAAAATACGCAGTTCGCTGGCGCGAGCATCTGCATATCGCGTTTGGTGACGTGAAACGCGACATATCGCCCTATTGCAGCAAACACCATGTCAGCGAGTGGGATACACGGCGTAAACGTAGCCGCGCGATCATGAGCAAGCTGGAGCTGGAAGATCAGGACACAAAAGAACGCATATCGCTGATTGAGCAGATAGATAAAAGCATCTCCAACCCGGAAAAACGGCGCATTGAGTTGATGACGCGCATTGGTGGCTTTGAAAAAATCGCCAATGAAAATGGGTTTGCCGGAAGCTTCTTTACCCTGACCACACCATCACGCTATCACGCGTGGAGTATGTTCGGGCATCGTAATGCTAAATGGAGCGGCACAAGCCCACGCGCGGCACAGCGCTATCTTAACCGCATCTGGCAGCAAATACGCGCCGAGCTGGCCCGCCGAGAAATCCCCGTATTCGGGCTTCGCGTGGCAGAGTCCCATCACGATGGAACGCCACACTGGCACGGGTTGCTGTTCACCGCCCCGGAGCATGTCAGCGAGCTGCGCGAGGTAATGCAGGATTATGCCACCCGCGAAGATGCCGAAGAACTACGCGGCAGAAATGGCAAGTTGCCGCGCTTTGAAATGAAGGATATCGATCCGGAGAAAGGCAGCGCGACAGGCTATGTCGTTAAATACATCTCTAAAAATATTGATGGCTACGCGCTAGATGGCGAAGCCGACGACGAAAGCGGCAGACCGTTAAAAGAGACAGCAAAACACGCTACCGCCTGGGCCTCCTGCTGGGGTATTCGTCAATTTCAGTTTTTAGGCGGCGCGCCGGTTTCCGTATGGCGCGAACTGCGCCGGATGCATGATCAGGCGCTAGCAGACAGCATAAATCCGCTATTTGGCGAACTGCATCGCGCTGCCGATTCCGGCGACTGGCAACAGTATGTGCAGTTGCAGGGCGGCGCATTTGTCGCACGTAAAAACCTGGTTGTTCGCATCTGGTATCAGATGAAGGATGAGCCTAACACCTATGGCGAATATCAGAATTTGATCAAAGGCCTCGTAATGCCTGCGGTCAACATTGAACCGGTGATCACCCGCCTTAAAACCTACTGCATTGTGAAGATGAAACCTCCCATTTCTGATGGCGCGGGTTTGGCCGTTGACCTTCAGGGCGCGCCTGCGCCCTCTTGGACTCGTGTCAATAACTGTACTGAGGTGAAAAAACAAACAATTCCGCCACCATCAGCACCGTCAGAAATCCTCGTGTTAGATGACGCTGATGGGCCGGAGCAGATCGTGATCGGACAATTAACGCGCGAAGAGAAAAAACGCATTGCTGAAAGCATCCGAAACCACAAACCGGAACGGAAAAAATCACCCGCCGAAGAGTTTGAGGCGCTGGCGCTCGCTATTACGTCAGGTGAGCACACGGAATATGATCAGGCTCGCGCCGAAAGTTACCTGCGTGCCGCATGTGAACTACGTAAGCGAGAGCAAGCCCTTACGCCAGAAGTAGAAACACTGGCGGGACAGGTGCAGGTGTGGGCGCAGATCAAAAAAATCCAGATCAGTCGAGTGCAGGCCATACAGCTGGCGCGCGGTGAGAAAGTAACCGCACTGGATACAGTGTATTGTGCGAACCCACGAACAGGAGAATTAGTCGTGGTAGGTGCGGATATCCACTGGCGTAAGACACTCGCAGGACATAAGGTGGAATTGCTCATCGAAAAATGGCGAAAAGCCATAAATTAGATATCTAATAATTTGTATTAGCTCAGACTTGATCTGACGGTTTTCACTGGCAGCACACAATCAAATCTGACAGTCTGCTTTGAGCTGTGAGTTCAACGGGTCAATATCATCTAAATTCCCCCGATCAAGTTGATGAATATCAAAGGGAAAAGTCTTGTCCTTAGGTAGCGAGTATTTCTCGATTTTACTATTGTCCATGTACCTGAAAAGGGTAGATAATATCCAAAAAATTGATGAGATAAAATTGATGATACGGAATATTCCTTCTCGCTTATATAAATATAAAAGTTTTAGTATTGATAGTCTTGATTTGCTTGTAAGCGATAGCCTGTATTTTGCCGATCCTACAACGTTCAATGATCCTTTGGATTGTAATCCTTCTGTGTTAAACGACATCGATAATGCCGATGAATTGAACGCTATTCTTCATAAATTAGTAAAAGAAAATCATCAAAAGGAACTAGAAAAAGCAGCAAAAAAAATAAAATATAGAGGCCCTAGGACATTAGAAAGAATTGAAATGCTAGGTGAGAGTGAGGCTCGGAAATTAATTAATGACATTGCGGAAAGTGTTGATTTTTATGGTGACAATTTTGGTGATAGTGCCAGTTATCATATTAAAAGATATTTACTAAAAAATTATGAGGTTGGCGTACTTTCATTAGCAAAAAAATTTAACTGTCCCTTAATGTGGTCGCACTATGCTGATCAACATAAGGGTTTTTGTATTGGGTATGACGTTTCTGAAAATGACACTTTAGATATCTACCCTGTTGATTACAAAGGCAAGAGATTTATTAGAACCCAACAAGTTCATGATATGTTATTTGGCAGTAATGAGAATATAAGGAATGCTGCCAAAAAAGAGATTGATAGGGTCATTCTTCTCAGTAAAGCCCCTTCTTGGAAATATGAGAATGAATATCGGGTTATTAACAAGCAAGGTTTACAGGACTCACAATTACGATTAAGCGATGTTACATTCGGTTTGAGGTTCAAAGAATCTGCTAAGTTTTCCGTTATGAAAGCATTACAATCAAGACAGGGTGAAATTGACTTTTACGAAATGTCACTTTCTAATAATTCCTTCAAATTAAAAAGGAAATTAATTGATTTGGAAAATATAAAATTTAGAGCATACCCTGAAAGTAATTATGAACGCACTCGCGATGAGCTTCAAATGTTTAATGACTTAGATAACGATTAAAACAGTCTTAATCATAAAAATTTGTGATTATGATGTATCATCGAGCAGTCGTCATGGGTAATATCTATTTGATATCTGCTCTAGCACGGGTACGCGGTAGCTCATTGGTACCCTAGCGACTAAAACAGTGTAGTGTTTACAACGTCCTCTCATGGCACAGAGCTGCCTGTCAGATTAGGTTTGGCTCTGTGCCATAGCTGTGTCATGTCAAATCTAAGCTAATACAAATAATTTAGCATCGCAATTTTTTACCCCTGAAAAGAGGTTTCATCAACTCTATAATCTCCTTTTCAGTGAGGATTCCATCCTCACTGAATTTTCTATATAACCAAATTAAAACCACTCCAAACATTCGTTTCCGTCATGAATAAAACTAACGCTTTTAGATGCAAAAAACTCCTCATATAATTGTAAGTTTTCTGCATTAATCACTCTTTTATCAAGAACAAAGATCAATTTATCTTTGCTTCTAGTAAGAGCAACATATAATTTCTTCCACTCTTTATTGAAGCGTTTCCGCTCTGCAATTTCATCACCTCGCAAATATAGACAAAAAGAATCTGAAAGTATCAAAAACACAATATCACTATCCAAACCCTTGACAGCCTCAATACTTTTTACAACATGCTTTGAAGATTTGTTATTATTTGCACACTTTTCCGCAAATTCGTAAAAAATCCCAAATGCATTGAACGAACGTAAAATAGGGGCTAACTCGTGAACACCGACAACATAATTAACAGCAGACTTTGTTGGGCATGTTGGATTAGCATTAATTCTATCCATTAAATCCAAATATACGGAATTAATATAAAGCTGCGGATCTCTATTATTTCTTTTAGGGCCACACTCTATTGCACGAGCTAATGTATAAGGTATATGATTTTCCTTTTCTCTTTGCGTATCATAGAAATCATTTTTTTGATTAATAATAACGAGCTTACCATTTACTAAAGCGTGTTCTATCGCAATATCAAATCCATGTGTATCATCATATATATAATGAACACTTCCTTCATAATTTTCGTGATTAGTTTGCTCCTGACCACTATAGCATAGGGAGTTAGAAAATAATAACGATGAAGTTGGAACACGTCTGCTTATATTATTTATTTCTTCAAAAACAACATCACTTTTTCCTTTATTATTTTCTTCTATATAATCGATAAAAGAACTTGGGTATTTTATTGCTTGTTTTGGATCTCCAATCATATATACATAGATGCCAGCCATACCAAGAATATGGAAAACTTTAAAACAATCTTCATCCAGATCTTGAACTTCGTCTATAAATATGGAACAAATTAAATCCTTTAAGAGATTACATACAAAATCAACTTTTGACTTTGCATAGGAATCTCTATTTTTTGCATTATTTCTGTCTAAGATATGCTTAGATACCATATAAACATTGTCGACATGGATAACGCCATTTTCTTTCAACTTTTTAATTCTAGCATTTTTAAAAGCTGCTTCAGTTGGCAATGTCTCAAAAGAAACTGAGCTATATTTATCACCAAGCACATAAGATGAATAGGGGAATATAATCTCACTTAATAAAAATGAATGAACAGTTTCCACCTTTACATTCATTTCATTATGACTCTTACTTAATTCCGATTCTATTTTGTCTCGCGCTGAATTTGTATAAGTTAAAGCATAAACTGTTTTATACGGCTCAGAAACAGTTAATCTCTGAGAAATTTTTGATGCAAGTCCAAAAGTTTTCCCAGCTCCTGCACCTGCTATCTGAACAGTTATCATCGCATTGCCTCCAGAACAGTTGTTATATGATCTGGCAATTCAATTACTAAAGGATTTTCGATACATAGCATCGCATCGCATAATGTCAACATCCCACCAGTTTTGTCGGCTTTTAAGAAATCTGAAATAATAACCCCGTCAATCTCATCAGCGTTCAATTCAATTTCAAAATATTTTGCAATACTGGAAATATTATTACCCTTATGAATTAGATCATCTTCTAATGTATAGCACACTGTTGTTGCAACAGTAATATGAGGATGCTTATCTCTATATTTTTCATGCTCTATCTGCGCATTTTCCTGATCATCAAAATCTCGTATAACGGCGATCTTTTTGTTGTGATTATTTCCGTTAACTAAAAGCCAAATATCTAAGAACGATTTATATCCTTTTTGACCAACGCTGATTACCTCAACATCATATAAATTTTCTTGGTTAAGATATGTATGCGTTCTGATCAGCATTTCTTCCGATGGGCCTTCAACCAAAATCAGTTTATCTGCGTATATTAACCGAAGTATATCAAAATTTGGTCTTTTTCTAAGATAATCATTAAGTTCTTCCCCGAATGAAGATAAACTAATAGCTTTATTTCCAGAAAAAGCAATTACATTACTTATTTTAAGCTTATTGATTATTGCTGGATTATGAGTCGTTACGATTGTTTGCAAAAGAGAATTAGGTTCTAAAATACTTTTTTCTAAAAAATCAATTGTAACTCGGAGTTTATTAACCCCTAAATGTGCCTCCGGCTCCTCAACACAACATAAATTAAACTCGCTTTTACTCTTTTTAAAATAAGCAAAAAAAAGAAAAATAAAAACAAGGTTACGTTCTCCAAGACCTTTTTGATAAAGGAATTCATTCCCGTAACTCAAAGTAATATTTGAGATTATATTTTTCAAATTAGGAAGATTTGGGATACATCCAACTTCCTTTAAATGCTCTCTTATGTTATCAAAAGTAGAGTCCGAGTTTAATAGTCTTTGAAAAGTTCCGGCACCTTCAACCTTACCGAAAAACTCATTATATGCTAAGTTAATCACTTCTTTTTCATTAACTGTTAACTCACTAACTAATAATTTTGTAAGAATATTGTTAGACCTCATAGCAGGGGAGTCTGAGAAATCATCTCGTTCCGCCCCTATGACATTTACCACGAGGTTTTTAAGTTTATCAAACGATATTGATTTTTCATTGGAAACGGTAACAATATCATATTCATAATTATCTATTGGAAGTAGCTGCCATTTTAACCTGTCAATATCCTCGATGGATAAAACGAGTTCTTTTGTTTTTCCGAGAAAGTCAAAAATTTTAGGAGCATATTTATACTTAATAGAAAACGTTGGTTTTTTTTCATTCTCCGCAAGAAAGCTATGTATTAGAGATAACTCATAGTTATCCTTATGGCCGGAAAAACTGACTTCCACTTCAATGATTGGAATTTTATCTATTAGTACTGAAAGATTTTCATCTTTTAATTGTTCCTCTTCATCCAATCTGTAATGATGAAAAGCCGTTTTTAGAAAAGCCTCGACACAGGAACTATTAAAATCAGCTATAGATAATCTTTTTTGTGAAAAATCCAAACTCCCCATTGTGAGCGGAAGAGAGAGAGCTTTAATAAAATTGGTTTTTCCAGAGTTATTCTCACCAATTATTAAAGTAAACTGATTCAATATCGTGCTGAATTGTTCAAAGCAACGATAATTTTTAATTTTAACTTCGCTAATATACACACTGACTCCTTTCAAGCGCTATGGGGGTGAGTTGCAATGTTGGCCTGTTATAAAACAAAGTGATATTGATATTACTATGCTCCCCACGGTATGGACGCGCAATAGCGCACAAATTTGCGCAATCTTTTTGATGTTAATAATCCAGTCCCGCGCCAGTTCTGTTGCGGTTCCGGCAGTATTTCAAAAGTGCACAAAAAGAGGCACATTCAGCGCGCAGGCGAGGCGGGGGAGCAAGCGCGCGCTTTGGGGGCAGGCAGGGGGTTGTATACCTCAGGAATCGCGGCCTGAGCCGCGCTGTATTGCCGTGCGCTCGCTCCGGCCTGCGCGGGGACAGGTGAGGAAATGTCGTCTCAGAGCGGCTTACAGCGCGTCTGGTGACGGGTACGGAAAACGATGCCCGACAGGCGGCGGGCAGTGCCGGAAGGTGAAAAAATTAGAAGGATTTTCGGGAGTGCAGACGCGACACCACCACTCCTGATGGTGTCTGCCGGAATGCTCAGGCGCTTTCGGAAAGGAGTGCATAGGGGTTGAAGCGGATCACCTCCTCACCCAGCCAGTCGTTGACGTGTTTCATGGCTTCCATCACGGGTGTCAGCTCATTGATGGCAAATACCCTGGCAGCTTTTTCAACATCACCAAACGAGCCATTACCCTCCGGGATGGCGCCCATCAGTTGTGGCGGTACGCGATGCGCGGCCAGAATGTCATCGCGTGTTGCTGACTTCACGCCGATAAACTCATCCTTTGCCGATATCTGGCTGAACGGCAGGATCTGAACCGAGTCTTTACCGCCGCCAGGCGCATGCAGCAGGATGTTTTTGAATGCCCCACCCCGCCGCGTATCCGTCAGCGTTTTCTTGAGCTTGTCGAGGCTTTCCTGATCGGCAATGGCGCTGTTCACGTAAACAATGCAACCTGCATGGCTGCCGTTGTCATAGTAAAGCTTGCGGAACTTGTCAGCAGAATGCGACAGGTTAGCCGACAGCAGCCCTGCAAAATACTCCGGCATACCGTAGATATCCTGGTGAATATCCGGGTTGATGACGTGGCACACTGAGCCAGTCCTGAACTGGTGATCATCCAGGCCCGCCTGAATAAACCAGTAGGTATCGAGATCGGAACCCCTCCGTGTGTACTTGCCGAGTGAATGGCGCAGCCCCAGCGGGCCGCCAAGCATATTTGATCGCAGTTCAAGATAGGCGTTACCGAACACAAACCAGTCAAGCGCAAAGGCAGAGAAAACCTGACGGGACAGCAACCGGTGCGGGATAAAACACCCGGCCAGCACGTTGCGTTTGAACATCAGCGCAGACTGGTGCCAGCTCGCATAACCAAACTGCCGCGCCAGTCCGTACCAGCTGATCGGCGTTTCGTAATAGCGGCCATTGTTGGCGCAATACATGCTGTCCAGCAGGTCATAAGATGACGTGACCGGCCATGGCCCGTCAAAGGTGAAAGAACTCAGTCCCGGCTGGGTTTTCAGTGCAGAAACCAGGTCTGTCTGTTCCCCGGAATGCTGCCGCGTGCGGGGATATTTTTTTCTGCTCAAAGTCAGTACTCCATAACGGTCATGGTATTGCCGCCGTCAGCGCCCAGCGGTTCATTGATAGTGGCAAGCATGGTCGCCCAGGCTAAGTCACCGTGACTGACGCCACGGGCGCGGTCAGTGTCATACGTGATCACGCCGCCCGGTGTGACCACTTTTCGCACCGCACTGAACGCGGTGATCAGGTCATACTCTCCCCGGTCATACTCCCAGCGACCAGCGCGGATCATTTGCAGCATTTTCAGTACCAGCATGCGCTTGCTGGCGGGTGAAAACTGGTAGCACACTGCCGCCGGAAATTTCTTCTTCACAAGCTGGTACACCGCCTCGCCGATGCCGCTGCCATCAATGCCAATGTGCTGGATGTTGTAGCGGGTCAGCATGTTGATGATCAGTTGCGCCTGCGCTTCGAATTCCATGCCGCGAATGCGCTGGGTTTCGATGGTACGAAACTTGGCGCCGGGAACCAGCGGCGCCGCATTAACCGATATTGCCCCGCTGTCACCTTTGCCGCTGGCACCGTTGGGGTCATAGCCAATCCACACCGCGCGATCTGCCATCGGGCGCATGGCGTACGGTTTCCAGTCGGGCCAGTCGTCAAACCCGTCAACACCACAACTCAGCAACTGGTTGTAATCGAAAGCGGTTTCGCCGTTTTTGATGAACACGCATCCATACAGGTTGTCGTATTCCTCCGGGCTGTTCTCCTGCTGAATCTCCTCAATGTCAGTGAGATCCCACCCGTGATCGATGGCATCCTGAAGGGTGACAATCTGGCGCCAGATGTTGTCCGGACACATCAGGCCGCTGTTGAGTGTTTTCCAGCTGGTGTCAAACTCAATCCGTTTGCCATGGCTGCGGCCTTTGTTAAACGCTTCACCACTCCAGAACGGATAGGCCTCGTGGCTTTCTGCTGACGGTGTGGAAAAATAAGTGCGAGTCAGCCCTTTCAAGGTTGCCATTGCCCCGGCCACTTTCTTCAGGTTGGTAAACTGCCCCACCCAGAAAAACTCATCAAAATAGAGATTGCCAGTGTATGACTGCGCTGTTGCGGCTGAGGTGCCAAGAAAATGCAGCTCTGCGCCATTCGCCAGCTGGATCATGTCGCCGCCCTTCAGTTCAACGTCCACTTCCTCAGCGGCAGAACGAATAAAGCTGCGGAACTGATACGCCTGACGGCGACTGGCGGAAAGGAAAATCTGGTTGCGCTGATGTTTGTATTTCACATCGTCAGACAACGCACGCAACAACGCCTCGCGCGCAAAATACCAGGTAGCCCCCACCTGGCGGGATTTCAGTATGGCGCGGTTGCGGTGGTGGTGATTGTCGAACCAGCCGCGCTGGTGCCAGTGCAGTGAGCCAAGAATGTTTTCCCGCAGTGCCGCAATCTGCGATTCCGAGAAGGTATTTTGTTTCTTGCGCAGCTTCTTTTTCGGCTGCGTGGCCGGGGTGCCGTTATCCAGCTTTTTAAGCTGTCGGGTCAGCAGGTCGATTTCCTTGAAGTCACCGCCGGTCTTTTTATCCTTGCTGGTCAGCTGAATCAGACGCGCATCAATGGATGTGGTGACACGCTGGATCGGCGGCGTATCGTCCCACTCGTCGCGCTTTTTCCAGGCATAAACTGTGTTCTGATTGATCCCCATCAGGCGTGAGATTTCTGCTGGCGGGTATCCCTGCCAGTAGAGTTGTCTTGCCCGCTGCCTGATAAACGCTTCCCCGACCGACATTCGCTTCTCCTCGCTGTATGCCGGGGAGATTAACCCGCGCGCGCGGATGCTTTCCCGCACCTCTGGTTGTTGTGTTTCCCCTACAACAACAACGCGTTGAGGCGGCAATGCCGCCCCTGCCATCATTTCGCTGAACTCACTCACAACGAGCAAACGAACATGGCTGGCACAACGAAAACCCGCAAAAAATTCCGTGTTGCTGTCTCCGGGGCCACCGTCGATGGCCGCGAAATTAAGCCGGAACATCTCCACGACGCAGCAGCGAATTACAACCCGGAAGTGTACGGGGCGCGCGTCAACATTGAGCATTACCTCTCGCCTTATCCGGGCAGTGATTTCGGGGCGATGGGCGATGTGACCGCATTAAGCGCCGAGGATATTACCACCGGGCCGCTGGCGGGTCGCACCGCGCTCTATGCGGAGATTGAAGCTTCCGACCGTATGAAGCAAATGACCGACAAAGGGCAAAAGGTTTACTCCAGCATTGAACTGCACCCGCAGTTTGCGCTCAACGGCAAAGCCTATGTGATGGGCCTCGCGATGACAGACACGCCCGCCAGCCTTGGCACTGAACGCCTGAAATTTGCTGCTCAGCAACGTGCGCAGGTGATGGCATTCAACAATCAGCAGGCAGAACCGCCGATGATCACCGAAGCCATTGAGGCGGAAGTGATCGAGCTTTCCGGCCAGCGCAGCGATGAAAGCAAACAGTGGTTTTCCCGCGTCATGGGCATCCTTGGCAAGGGGCAGAAGACCGACGATGAGCGATTCAGCCAGGTGCATCAGGCTGTTGAGGCCGTGGCGCAGTCACAGGTTGAACTCAGCGATCAGTTCAGCAGCGTTGAGCAGGGCCGAGCGCAGGACAAAGCCGCCATTCAGCAGCTGACAACCGATCTGGCTGCACTGCGCCAGAAACTTGAAACCACGGACGGCAACTTCAGCCGCCGCCCGCCTGCCAGCGGTGGTGATAACGCGCAGCTGGCTGACTACTGATATCAGCAACGAGAGAGAAAGAGATGAGAAATAATACCCGTCAACTGTTCGATCAGTATGTGGCACGGCAGGCGCAGCTTAACGGCGTGACAGCCGCCGCTGTCGCGGCACAGTTCAGCGTTGATCCGACTGCGCAACAGCGCCTTGAGGCCGCCGCGCAGGAAAGCGACGCCTTTCTGAAACAAATTAACGTTTTCGGCGTTGATGAGCAGATCGGCCAGAAAATCCTGATCGGCAGCAAAGGGCCGCTGGCCGGAGTGAACAACAGCACCACCACGCGCCGCAATCCGGCATCCAATGACAACATGGATCCTTACGGCTACCTCTGCCGCAAGACCAACTACGACTACGGTATCTCGTACGCGCAGCTTGATGCCTGGGCGCATCAGCCAAACTTTCAGCCGCTGATCAGCAGCGCAATGGCCCGTCAGATGTCGCTTGACCGCATCATGATCGGTTTCAACGGGACAAGCTATTCCGATCCTTCTGATCGCGCAGCGAATCCGCTGTTACAGGATTGCGGCATTGGCTGGTTGCAGAAAATCCGCAATGAAGCCCCGCATCGTCGTATCACAGGCGTGACAGTCACTTCCCGCGACCAGGACAACAAAATTGTCGCCGCCGGGACATACGGCAACCTGACGGCAGCGGTATACGACGCCAAAAACAGCCTTATGGATGAGTGGCACAAGCGCAACCCTGACAACGTGGTGATCCTGGCTGGCGACCTGCTGACGACCAGTAATTTCCCGACCATCAATGCCATGAGCCAGACCAATCCCAATACGGAAATGCTGGCGGGGCAGCTCATTGTGTCGCAGGAGCGCGTGGGGAATATGCCGACCTTCATCGCGCCCTACTTCCCCGGCAACGGCATCCTCATCACGCCGTTCAAAAACCTGTCGCTCTACTTCCAGCGCGGCTCCCTGCGCCGGACTATCAAGGAAGAGCCGGAGTACAACCGCGTCGCAACTTACCAGTCATCCAATGACGATTTCATTGTTGAAGATTATGGCGCAGTGGCGTTTATCGACGGGATCACCTTCGCCGAAGCGGCTGAGGGCGGCGCGTAACACCGGGCGGGCTGCGCTTTGCGGCCCGCTTCACTCGGGGACAGAACCATGCTGACACCGGCACAAAAACATTTTCAGAAGGTCATGGCTGAACGCCATGGCAAAACCGACGAGCAGACCGACACGGCGCGCACGGCACACGAACAAATCCTGCACCGGCTACGCATGGATCAGAGTGCATTGCGCAAAGTGCAGTCCGACCAGGCAAAAGCCGCCATGAAGCGCCAGTTACTTCCCAATTATGAGGGCTGGATCGAGGGAACACTGACAGGCGGCAGCGGACGGCAGGATGAAGTGATCACCACGCTGATGGTATGGGCGGTGGACGCGGGCGATTACGCGCTGGCCGTGCGTATCGGGCGCTATGTCGTCTCCCACAACCTGCTGATGCCAGACCGCTTTAACCGCACGCCCGCCACCGTACTGGTTGACGAAATTTGCGATCCCATCCTGGTACAGGTCAAGGCCGATGACAGCACCGATATTACGCCCTATCTGGCAGTGCTCGATGACGTCGAAGAAATCACCGCAAACAGCGATATGCCGGATGTGGTTCGCGCCAAGCTCTGCAAAGCCAGGGCGTTTGCACTGCGAAGCGGCACAGCCGAAGAGCAGGAAACCGCCCTTTCCCTGCTGCGTAAGGCGCTGACGCTTGATGCCGGGGCCGGGGTGAAAAAAGAGATCGAACGCCTGGCGCGTGTGGTTAAAAAAGCCAGCGCAACAACCGGTTCCGCCGACGGTGCGACAAATGATTCAGGTAGCACAACGGGCGACGCTGGCTCAGGTGGCGCGGAGCCAGCTTCCGCAGCAGCGGACGGCATCGCAGAACAACCTGCTACTGTCGCCGAAAAAACGACAACCCGAACCCGGCGCAACACAAGTGCAAAAGCGCGTACCGGGACGAAGTCAGGCGGACAAACCCGAAAACGAAAAGCGCCGACAGAGAAGACGAAATAACCGACTTGCGCCCCGTGCGCTGGCGGCGCGGGCGGAAATCTATAGCGCCTGGCGTTTACTTTTTTCCGTCCGCTCACCGCCACCTTTTCAGGAGACTACACGATGAGCTTTGTAGCGGGTCGCGCCGTCACACCTTCTGCGGAAGATGTGCCGGACGTCAATGATGGTGGCGAAAAAGTCACTGCCGGTTCGTTCTGGCCGGAAATCGCCCTGAGCGATGTACGCCTTGAAATGCGTATCAATGGTGCCGTGACCACCACCCGTCTCAAACATGTGGTGACGGAAGCGGTGATCCACGTATCAGAGCAGCTGGCGTCATGGCAGGGAGAACAGATTGCTGCGGGTTATGCCTCGCTGGGCGCTGTCCCGGCCATGCAGGTTGACGGGCAGAGCGTGAAGATCCACCGCTACCGCCGCGCGGTATTCAGTTGCGCCCGTGCCCTTCTGCTTGAGACTTTTCGCGATGTTGATACCACCGGCGATGCCGGTGAAAAACGCGCCGTTGCCCTCTCCACTCAGGCGCAGGATCTCTGGCGCGATGTGCGCTGGGCTATTGCGGATATTCGCGGCGCAACGCGCAATTTCACGGAGGCTTTCTGATGAAGGTCAGGGCATTACAGGGGGATACCGTGGATTTGCTGTGTCAGCGGCATTACGGCCTGACACGCGGCGTGACTGAGGCTGTGGTATCGGCCAATAAGGGCATTTCCGCCCAGCTTTTTCTGACCGCCGGTCAGGAGGTGGAATTACCCGAAGTCAGCGAACCGGCAGCCACGAAGACCGTACAGCTATGGAGCTAATTAACCGGGTATGGGACGGGTCGGCTTACGCACGTAGCGAGGCAGGAGCGCATGAAAATGAATGATTCCGGGAATATCTTCACGCAGATCTTTGCGTGGCTTGCCGCGCTGGCGGCAGCGATAGGATTTACCACACAGGATCTGGTGTACATGTTCTTTGGTGCAGCAGGGCTGATTATTTCCCTGGCCTCTTATGTCAGCGGGAGGCTGGATGCGCGTCGTCGGCGTAAGGAAGATGAAAAGCGTACGCAGATGCTAAGTGGCTACCTCAACGAGGTGAAAGATAAGCCCTCACATGAGCGCCCGGCGGCAGTGCAGGTGGCGGTCAGGGCACTGGAAAAGGTAGGTGAATAATGGCGATATCACCCGCACTGCGAAATAAGCTGGCAGGGATGACCGGCGCTGGCGCGCTGGCTATTGCCGGGACGATGCTCCCTGAGCTGGAGGGCGTCAGGTACGCACCTTACCACGATGTTGCTGGCGTGCTTACTGTCTGTTACGGGCACACAGGCAGGGACATTATTCCGGGTAAAAAATACACCGAAACCGAATGCCGTGCACTTCTGCAAAATGACCTTGTGCCTTTCGCGCAGTCTGTTGATCGCTCCGTTAAGGTGCCCGCCAGCGAGTACCAGAAAGCAGCGCTAATAACGTTCAGTTACAACGTCGGTGTTACAGCGTTTGAGCGCTCCGCGTTGTTGCGTCAGCTTAATGCCGGTAATTACAGGGCCGCCTGTGACGGGCTGCGTCAGTGGATTTACGCTGGCGGCAAAAAGTGGAAAGGGCTGATGAATCGTCGCGAAGTTGAGCGCGAGGTGTGTCTGTGGGGCCAGAAATGAACCGCATTACGATCATTGCAGGCGCAACAGCGCTGGTAATTATCGCCACGCTCGCAGTGTGGCTGGTTTCCACCAGAGCAGACCTGAGCGCAGCGGAAAGCGATAAGCGTGTGCTGGCGTCTGATAACGCACTACAGCGCGAGGCGATTGCGACTCAGGTTTTCAATATCAATCGCTTCAATCAGACCGCAGCAAATGCCGCACATGCCAGTGCACTCACCAGTGCCAGCTCGGATGAAGCCGTAATCGAATACAGGGAGATCCTCCGCCATGAAAAAACCTGTGATTTTGCTGTGCCTGTCAGTGTTGCTCGCGGGCTGCTCGGGTACGCAAACCGTTTACGTGCCAGCGCCCTCGGTGCCGCTCCCTCCGGGTCTGACACAGCCGGTGATCGCACCGCTGCCACCGGCACGCTGACCTACTGCCAGGCCGTGTTGTGGATCCAGCCACTGCTGGCGGCTGTCGAAACGGCAAATAATCAGCTGGCGGGCATTCGCGAGATAGAACAGCAGCGGGCGCAGCAGAGTACGCAAACCGGGCTTACAGGAGCAAGACCATGAAAAAAACAGAACTGCTGCGCGAGGCGCTGATTGCCGGTAATGAGTGGTGCAGAGCCAGGCCAGAGCAAATCACGGTCTGGACGGAAAAAGGCGCTATTGAAATTCAGGCAACCGGTGAAAGCTCGTTTATGTACCGCTACGAAATCAAAGTGCTGGCGATGGAATATCCCGGCCATGTCGATGATCTCATGCTCCCCCTGCTGGCCTGGGTCTGGAAGCATCAACCCGATTTGCTTCTGAACCCTGACAGCAACAGAAAAATTGAATTTGAGGCCGACATACTGAGCGATGACGCAGCCGATATCCTGTTTACGCTCCCGGTATGGGAACGCGTCATGGTCAGTAATGAGAGTGGTGTTGCCGTGGCGACACATCTGCCGGAAGACCGCCCGCGATTTTGCCATGGTGAGTGGGATTCCGTTTTCCTCGATCCGGATGCCGGTGAGGTTATGCCATGAGTAATGATGCCGCACTGTTTCAGCAGCTTGATGATGTGTTTGCCACCATTCTGGCCGGGATGGCTCCGGCGGGCCGGTTGCGCACAGCCAGAAGTATTGCCACCACCCTTCGCCGCAGTCAGAGCCAGCGCATCGGGCGGCAGGAAGCCCCGGACGGTAGCAAGTTTGAGAAGCGACGCCGACGTGTTCTGCGCTCACAGGCTGGCATCAGTTTTGTCTGGAACGGTGAAACCCGGCGCCTGAAAAACTGGCAGGCCAGCCGGGGCAGCCGTGGCCGAATGCTGACGGGGTTTGATGAAGAGCGTGGTGCAGTGCGTACTTTCTATCGGGAAGACATTGAGCGCTATCTCGATGTCAGTTTTACGGAGGTTCGCCGTGATACCACGAAGCCCGATCCGATGTTTCGCCGTCTGCGAGCGGCACGGTTTCTGAAAGCGCGTGCTGACACTGACGGTGCGACTGTTGGCTTTTCCGGAGTGGCAGCGAGGATCGCCCGCGTGCACCAGTATGGCCTGCGCGACAAGGTGAACAACAGCGGTGCGGTGGCAACCTATCCACGCCGCCAGTTGCTCGGGCTGAGCAAAGCTGACCGCATGGCAATCGCCCGCCAGGTCATTGATTCGCTGGGGGTGCAATAGTGGATGCTGCTGAATTGATCCGTCTGCTGGAAAACGTTGTCCGCACCGGCACGGTAACTGAGATCGATGTGAGCCGATGGCGCGTGCGCGTGGAAAGCGGCGGACTCACCACCACCTGGCTTCGCTGGAATGCGCAGCGCGCGGGCGCATTCAATGTATGGCTTCCCCCTGCTGTGGGTGAACAGGTCTGGCTGTTGTGCATGGGCGGAAACCCCGAAACCGCCATTATTGGCGGGAGCCTGTACAGCAACGACAACCCGGCTCCGGGTGCATCGGCAACCGAGATGGTCATGACCGCGCCGGACGGCGCACGGTTTCATTACGACGCTAGCGCCGGGGCGCTGACCGTCTCCGGAATCAAAACCGCCAGACTGGAGGCGGCTGTCAGCGTCACTCTGGATACGCCGGTTGTTGAATGTACCAGCCTGCTGAAAACCCGGACGTTCACCGTCTCGGAGGGAGGCAATCTGGAGGGGAATTTCACTCACGGCAGCGGGACGTTCACGTCAAACGGTGTGCAGGTGGACAACCATCAGCACGGCAGTGTGCAACGGGGCGGTAGCTGGACGGAGGGCACGCAATGACAGCTCGCTATACGGGTATGAACCCGGACGGGACAGGAACCCTTACGGATGCCAATCATGTCTGGCAGTCGGTAAGCGATATCCTTCGCACCCCGATTGGCTCCAGGCTGATGCGCCGTAACTATGGCTCGCTGGTTCAGGATCTTATCGATAACCCACAGAACAACGTTACCCGCATGCAGCTCATGAGCGCGATCGTCATCGCGCTGGCAACGTGGGAGCCACGAATAGCGCTGAGCACCGTGGACGTGGCTTTCTCTGCGGGCGGCGCGGTAACAGTGAATATGTCAGGCATGCTGACGGAAACCATGGAACAGCAGGCCACCACCATAACACTCAGGGGCAACAGTAATGGCAACGGTTGATTTATCGCAGCTGCCGCAGCCGCAAATTATCGAAACGCTGGATTTCGAGGGGATTTTGCTGGATGTAAAAGCCGTCATTATCGCCGCGTTCCCGGTAGATCAGCAGTCTGCAATAACCGCTGCGCTGGGATTCGAATCTGAGCCACTGAATGTCATTGCGCAGGTCGTGGCATACCGGGAGATGATGTTACGCCAGCAGATAAACGAGGGGGCTGCCGCCTGTATGCTGAGTCACGCCGCGTCCACTGATCTGGATAATCTGGCCGCCAACCTCAACACCACCAGGCTTGAAATCACACCGGAGACAGACACGAGCGATGCCGTAATGGAAAGTGATACGGCCCTGCGCCTGCGCGCGCAAACCGCGTTTGAAGGTCTGAGCGTGGCAGGGCCAACCGGTGCTTACGAGTACTACGCCCGAAGCGCCAGCGGCAAAGTGGCAGACGCAAAAGCAGTCAGCCCCTCTCCTGCCGTGGTGGTGGTGTCGGTGTTATCAACCGAAGGTGATGGCACGGCTTCACCGGAGTTGCTGGCTGTCGTGAATGCGGCACTGTCCGCAGAAGACCGGCGCCCGGTGGGTGATCGTCTCACGGTGCAAAGTGCAGAGATCGTCACCTATGAGATTGATGCCACGCTTTATCTCTATCCGGGGCCGGAATCCGAACCCATTCTGACAGCTGCGCAGGACTCACTGACGGCATGGCTGGCAGCCCAGGGGAAAATCGGGCGGGATGTTGCCCGCAGCGCGGTGATGGCGGCGTTACATGTTCAGGGTGTACAGCGCGTTGAGCTGACAACCCCTGCCACAGATATCGTGATCGATGACACGCAATCAGCGGTGTGCGTTAACGTCACTGTCAGCCAGGGAGGCACCAATGAGTAACAGCCTGTTGCCACCCACCGCCAGTCAGTTTTTGCGCCGCACCGAAACCGCCACGGCAAGGATTAACACTATCCCCGTTGAACTTCACAAGCTGTGGGATCCGGATGAGTGCCCTGTGATATTTCTGCCCTACCTCGCCTGGGCGTTGTCAGTTGATCGCTGGGACAAAAACTGGTCGGAACAGACAAAGCGGGCCGTCATCAGAGCCGCCTTTATGGTTCACCGCCAGAAAGGAACCATCCACGCGCTGCGCCGGGTCGTTGAGCCGTTCGGCTTTCTGATTCGGGTAAGTGAATGGTGGCAGACCGGCGAAGAGCCAGGCACTTTCCGGCTGGATATCGGTGTGCAGGAACAGGGCATCACTGAGGAAACGTATCAGGAGCTTGAGCGGCTGATTCAGGATGCGAAGCCGCTGAGCAGGCACCTGATCGGACTGTCGATCCAGCTCCAGAGCGCCGGTGAATTATATGTTGGTGCAGCCACGTTTGATGGCGCAGCGGTGACGGTTTATCCCTACCTGCCAGAAGAGATCGCCGTTGGCGGTGATTACTACCCGGCTTCGGCCATACATTTGATAGAGAACACGAGAGTTAACGCATGACAGCAAAATATTTTGCCATTCTGACCAATCAGGGCGCCGCGCGGCTGGCGAATGCGGCGGCACTCGGTACGACACTCAATATCACGCAGATGGCGGTTGGCGACGCCAATGGGGTACTCCCCACCCCTGACCCGGCGCAGACTGCGCTGATTAACCAGAAACGCATTGCAGCACTGAATATGCTGTCGATTGACCCCAACAACAGCAGCCAGATTATTGCTGAGCAGGTGATACCGGAAAACGAGGGCGGATACTGGATCCGTGAAATCGGCCTTTATGATGACAGTGGCGTGCTGGTTGCCGTGGCAAACTGCCCGGAAACCTATAAACCGCTGTTGCAGGAAGGTAGCGGGCGCACGCAGACCATTCGCATGGTGCTGATCGTGTCATCCACATCAGCCGTCACGCTGAAGATTGATCCTGCCGTGGTGCTGGCAACACGGCAATACGTCGATAACAAAGTGATCGAGGTAAAAGCTTATGCAGATAACCTGCTGAGCCAGCATATTGCAGCCAGCAACCCGCACACCCAATATGCGCCGATTGCCAGCCCGACCTTTACCGGAACCCCGGTAGCACCAACGCAAGTCAAAGCGGATAACAGCACAAAGCTGGCAACCACAGCACATGTCAAATCAGTTGTTGCCGATTACGCGCCACTGGCAAGCCCGGCAATGACAGGTGTTCCGACAGCGCCCACAGCAGCGCAATCAGTCAATAACACGCAGCTTGCCACCACGGCATTTGTTAAAGCTGCAATTGCCGCACTGGTAGCTTCATCTCCGGCAACACTTGACACCCTCAATGAGCTGGCCGCCGCTCTTGGTAACGATCCAAACTTTGCCACCACCATGACAAATGCGCTGGCGGGGAAGCAACCACTTGATAACACCCTCACGGCGTTATCCGGAAAATCTGTCGCGGCTCTTCTCGAATACCTTGGTCTATCAGATATCGCGACTGCCGGGGTAGCAATGGGTTCTCTGGGGGGGCAGTCCAGTAATGGATACTGGAAGTTTCCGGGGGTGATTAATGGCGTACGGCAGACGCTAATTGTGCAGTGGTATACAGCCTCAGCAACACAGGCTGGTGCTATTACTGTGAATTTTCCGATTCCATTTCCAAACGCATTTCTGGCTGATGCAAATATGGCTGGCGGTAGCGGAACGGCGCTGGTGAATGGTGGAACTGTTTCTAAAACGAGCCGCCAGCTCTACTGCAATGTTGCAATGAGCGTGGCCGTTATTACCGTAGGGTACTGATTATGTATTTATTCTCAAAAACAACATTGGGTTTTTATCCGGAGTGGGAGAAACAATCCTATATTAATGCTGGATCTCTGCCGGATGACGTCATTGAAGTTGAAGACGAGGTTAGGGACATATACAACGCTAAACCGCCAGCAGGGAAGGTTCTTTCTGCTGACGATAAAGGTATGCCGGTTTGGGCTGATAAGCCTCAGGCTGAGCTTGTATCTGATGCTGAGTGGCTGCGCTCCATAAAAACAGATGAAGCAAATGCATACATAAACAGTAAGCAATGGCCGGGAAAGGCAGCACTCGGACGCCTGAAAGGTAACGACCTCACACAATACGGACTGTGGCTGGACTATCTTGATGCGCTTGAAGCCGTCGATATTTCGACGGCTCCGGAAGTGAACTGGCCGGTTAATCCGGAGTAACGGGCCATGTAATATTAGGTGCCGTTGATGTATCAACCCGTATCAACAGCACAGGACGATTACTAAAACAGGCTCTTGAGTGAATTGCTGACCTGATTTATCGCGTTATTTGCGCTGGTTTTTAACTCGGCCAGCGCATCACTGACAGATGCGCTCTGCAATTTCTCCCTGAAATCGGTATCGACACGGCTAAGGCTGAGGGTAAACTCGATTTTTCTGGGATTGCCGTACTGGTCAAACTCAGATTTACCCCGCTCCAGGCGCGTCAGTACATACATCCCGTAAATTCTCCCCTCCCCCTCGATCAGCGGCCATGGCCGACCGGCAAAGCCAATCGTTTCAAGTGCTGAAAGGGACAGATTACCGCCGGTTATTTCCGGGTAAAGCACGCCCTCCAGCGTCACGGTATCGTCGCCCGCGCCGATGTATTGCCAGCTGGCAGACTGATTGACCCTTTCATTTTTAACGTGCCGCCACTCCTGCGAGTGGCGCAACTGCTGATAGGGCGTGGTACGCAGCATAAAAACGAACATCCCAAAGACCATCATCATAAAAACGCTCCTTAATCGCGGTCGCGGAACGAACCGCGGTTAGCTCTGTTGGTGGTGGCCAGCGCATCCCGGACGGCATCGCGCACCATTTTTTCAAGCTCCGGCACGGACTTACTACCCACATCGTTGAAATTGATCTGAAACACCGGTGCAGCGGAAGGTGCAGCAACCGGCGCTGCAACTGCCCCTTGCGTGGCAGCCGGAACGGACAGCACCCCGCCAGCCGCTGACGCAGCAACACCCGGCACAGGCTGAGGAATTACCCGCGCCTCCTGGTATGCACCGCGTAATGCCAGCGCCTGTGGCAAATTTTTGAAAACGATATCGCCAGGGCCGATCTTCTTCGTGTTATCCGCCGTGGTTTTGGTGTTATCTGATATTTCCTTGAGACGCCGCGCCGTTCCGGATTCAGGAATGACGGGCGGCGTGGTCATCGGCAGAGGCGTTTTCGCCGGGGCATCGGGAGACCAGTTCCAGCTTTTGGGAACCATCTTTTTCTGCCGGGGATCCCATTCGTACATAACCGGCGCTTTAGGGGTCAGGCTCTCCGCTTTTCGCTTCGCTTCATCAAGCCCTGCAGGGATCAGCCCCAGCTTTTGCAGAACCCACCCTACCCCCTCCATCAAAAGGGTCAGCGGCGTCAGGAGCGCCTGCAACGCGAAACCAAAAACCCTACCAAACGTCTCACCGGCACTGGTGCACTGATCCAGGGTTTCCTTACTGGTCTGCATCGGCGACAGCAGTTTTTGAAACCATCCCCACACGGTCTGAATGCCGTCTGCAATCAGGGTAAAGACTGGCGACAGAGCGGAAAAAGCATCGCGCAGCGGTGTCAGCGCCTGCCAGACGCCACTAAAAAAACCAAGAAAATAAGCTTTAATCGGCTCCCAGAACCGCCAGATAAGTAACCCTGCTGCCACAAATGCCGCACCAATCAACCCTATCGGACTGAGCAAAAATGAAAGCACACCGCCAAGGGCTGATACCGCCGTGGTGATCAGCCCCCATATGGCAGGCAGCCCGGTCAGGCGTAATGCCAGACCGCCGATACCTTTCACCAGTGAGCCAACTGCCGCGCCAGGCGAAAGGAATGCTGTGAGCAGCCCGCTGCGCAACGCCGGTAAAAAACCGGTTACGCCACCGATATTTTTAGAAAATGAACCGAGTAGCGCACCCCAGCCGCTCATTCTGCCAAGCACCGGGCCGCCAACGGTTCCCAGCGTGCGAAGCGCGGCAACTGTGCCTGATATCCCCTTCCCTCCGGTCAGGAGGGTAAAGCCCAGCCGCAACTTTGCCAGCGGGCCAATCAGTATGCCTGTGACAATCGATACCGTACCCAGCGCCGCCGTTAATGCCAGCGCGCCAGCCCCAACGATTAACAGCGTCTTTGCCAGCTCGGGGTTTGCCTTGACCAGCCCGGCCACACGTGTGATTGTCTCATCCAGCCACTGAATCAGACTGCGCAACGGGCCATTCACCGTATCGGATATTTCGGTCTGTAGCCCCTCCCATGCGCTGCTGAGGTTGGACAAATCGCCGCCAAGGTTATCCGACATTTTTTTAGCCACGCCCGCCGATTCGCCCTGTGCTTTTTTCAGTTCTGCGATGAGCTTCTGAAGATCACCACTGCCGGCGGATTTAACCAGCGACTGCAATCCGACAAAGGCTTCCTCTCCGGCGATATCCTTGAAGAAACTCACCTGGTCAGTGGAGCCATATTTTTTGGTTGCCTTGTACAAATCGGCGAGGATACTTTCAACGGGCCGCATCTTGCCGGTGCTGTCAGCGACAGATACACCCAGCTCTTTCAGCGCTTTGGATGCTGCGCCAGTCGGTGCTGCAAGCCGACTCAATGACGCGCGCATTGCAGTGCCCGCGTCGCTGCCACGTAGACCGCCTTTCGCCAGCATACCCGCCATTCCGGCCGCTTCTTCCAGACTGATACCAAGGCTGGCGGCCACCGGGCCGGTATACTTCATTGTTTCGCCGAGATCGCGCAGGTTGGTACTCGTTCGGGTGAATGTTCCGGCCAGCACATCACCCACTCGCCCCATATCACCGGCCTGTAGACGGAACTGGTTGAGGATGCTGGCACCAATATCCGCCGTTTCCCCAAGGGAAATATCGCCACTCAGTGCCCCGCCTGCGATGGCGGTATCAAGCACGCCGGGAAGCGCTGCCTTGATCGCCTCCGGCGTGAATCCGGCCATGGCGAGAAAGGCCTGGCCCTGCGCGGCGTCACTGCTGGAAAATGCAGTGTCTGCACCAAGCTGTTTGGCCTGATCGCGCAACCCCTTAAACCGGGGATCGGTTTTATCCATCCGTGTCAGCGCCATTACGCGCGACATATCGGTATCAAAACCAATCGGCGTTGATAAAAAGCGCCCTGCACCATAGCCCGCAGCGGCAGCACCGAGGGCCATGCCCGTCCCTGCGCCCCGTAATTTGTCGCCGGTTTCTTTTGCCCGTGCATATTGAGCCTGGGCTTTTGTAATCGCGGCCAGTTGCTGGCGTTCCCGCTCCAGCGCCTGCGTGTATTGCTCAGTTCTGCGCAGGGCGCTTTGCACCGCGCCGCTTCCGGCAGTCAGGTTAACGCCGTGCTGACGGATAGCCTGTGATGCTTCGCGTAGCCGGGTGGTTTGCAGACTGTAGGTCTGGTTAAGGCGTGAGATCTTTCCGCGCAGCGTTTCAAGGTGTGCCGCCTGGGCCTCAGTAAGCTGGCCCCCTTCCCGCTGTTTCTGGTTGAGGCCATCGAAAGCCCGTTGTGTGCGGCTGAGTTTTTGCGCGGTGTCGTTGGCCTGGGCGCGCAGCTTGTCAAACGCTGACGTTTGTTTGTCGAGCTGTTTAGCCGCGTCCTGTGTTTTTTTAAGTGATTCGGCAAGGCCGCCAACAGCTTTGCTGGCGGCACTGGTCGGGCGGGTGAGTTTATCGATCGCACTGAACGCGACGCGGATATTAAGATCCATCGGCTTCATCCTCATGGTTGCCGCTACGGATGGCGGCCTGCTGCCGCCATGCCATCAGTTCGCGCGGCTCCATGTCATACATGACAGAGGGCGGCCAGTGGAAAATTACAGCGATATCGGCAATCAGATCCTCTACGCTGTTGAAGAGAGCTTCCCTTATTCGTTCGCCGTCACCGCCGCGCCCGGTACTGATGGCGCCGCTTTCGTCAAAAAAGGCGTGATTTCTTCGGCAAGTGCCACGTAATCCTGCGTATCCATTGCGGCAATATCCGCCGTGGTCAGCGCTGGCGAGGTAACGCGGGAAAGCAGTGTTGAGGTGGATTCAAAATCGAAATTGAGCACGTCAACGAGGCGCAGGCCACGAAGTGAGCCAGCCTGTTTGATCGTCTCAGTGATGGTCACAACGGTGATTTCATCGTTACCGCGTTTGATGGGTTTCGTCAGTGTTACAGCCATGGGTAAATCTCCTGGGTGGCAACCTGTGCCACCGTTAAAGGGTTAAGTGAAAGCAGTCAGCTATTCAGGCCAAGCGCGGAAGAAATACGATCCGGGTAGAGATTTTCCCCGTTGCGCTTGTAGATAAAGTTCAGCAGGTCAATTTCCAGCAGCGGCTTATCATCAACTGACAGCTTGTAATAAGTGTTTTTGATGGCGTAGGTGTGGTTAGTGTCATCACCCTGCTTTGCATCACCGGGATCAATCTCAGTAATACGCCCGCGCATTTCCACTTCCATCAGGGAACTGGTTCCGCCACTGTAAATCTCGCCAGCAAAACGCAGGCGCAGTTCGTCAATGTCACCACCGTATTTCAGGAGCAACTCTTCAACCACGCCGCCAACAACCATTGAGGCATCCAGCGCGCCGGAATCGATACCCAGATCCACGGCAACCGCCCCGAGCATACCGGCCCCCTGAAAATCTTCAGTTTTGCGGGTAAGCTTCGGTAACGTCACGCTGGGAATTTTCCCGATGTAGTTCACGCCATTGACGAACAGCGTGAACAAGCGAATTTTTTTAGGGATCGCCATTTACGCACCTCCGAGGGAAGAAAATGCCGCTTCGTAATACTGATCGGTGAACGTCTGAATCATCGTCAGATCTTCCAGCGGTGGCACCGGGCTGTAGTTGTAGCGCACGACAGCTTTACCCTGCCGGATGCCGGTCGTCGGGTTATCAACGATATCGAACCAGCAGGATGCACCAATCAGCTTGCCCTCAGTGACCAGCGCCTGAAGCTTGCTGTTAATCCCACTCACCACGTCTTTGACGTTTGCAGGCGTCAGTGGCGTGTCAACGGTCGTGAATTGCGCTTCAGCGATGCTGTCCGCCAGAATCTGGGCTGTGCGGGTATAGACCTCAAAAATGTATTCATCCGTATCCGTGGTGCGGTTGCCCCAGAAACGGAATCCGTCACGCTTGATAAGCGTGGTGATCTCATTGGCATTCAGCTCGTTGGCGTCCGAGTCTTCCGCCTGAAGCGCCCAGAAAACATCTTTGGCAATCCCGAGCACATTCCTGACAGCAACGTTGGATAACGACTTGTGCCAGCCCTGTTCATTATCGATCAGCGCGCGAAGTCCTAACGCGTAGGCGACGGCGGGAAACTCTTCATTCACGCCGGTCTGTGAGTTGTAGGCGATGAAGTTGGGCCAGATAAGCATGCCCTCGCGCTCAGCGAACTGTTCGCGGTAGGCTTTCGCTTCGGCGATAGTCTCGCAGCCATCGCAATAGCTGTAAGAGAATGCACGTAACTGTTTCGCGATCACGCGCAGCTGCGCCGTGACTTCCTGGGTGTCATAGCCAGGCACACCGAGAATGCGCGGACGATAGCCGGTTTTCTGTTCGGCAGTCAGAAGGGCAAACATCCCGGTATAACTGCCGTCAGCCTGCGTACCACCGATGATGAGCTGGGATTGCGTTGGCTCATTCTCCCCTGCTTTCGCCTCCGCGACGCGCACCACAATCACGCGGGTGCTCACCTGGTCGGAAATGGCTTTCAGGGATTTGTAGAGGGAGCCTGTTTTACCTGCACTCCCCAGGGCTGTGATAACACGCGTCAGCAGCACTGGCGTGTTGAGCGGAAAGGTTTCGGGGTCGGCGTCATCCGCAACAGCGACAAGCCCAATGACCGTGGAATCAATGTCATTGATCGCTGTCTGGAGGTCGGTTTCCTCCTTAACACGCGCCCCGTGGAAAAAGTTGTCGGTCATGCTGTACCGCCATTATGTTGTGAGTTCGGGGCTATATTCCACAAAATGAGCATGCCCGACACGCACTGCCGGGTGTCTGATGTTTGCGACAACAAACGACAGTTTTCTGCTTCGCGCGCGCATGAAACTATCAGCGCCGGAGGAGTTCATATGGCACTGTCAGCAGACGCAATCAGTAAAACCAAAGCACAACTGGATAAGAGCACACAGACATTTCAGGATTTTCAGGATGAGCTGTCACCGGTTCCGGCGTTCCGGATCATGCTTGGCGGCAAAGCACTGACCATACTGGATGACCGGCTTATTTCACTGGAACTGACCGACAACCGGGGATTTGAAGCCGACGAACTGACGATCACTATTGCTGACAGTGACGGCCAGTTACAGTTGCCGCCGCGCGGGGCTGAGCTGTCGGTGTCCATCGGCTGGCGGGGTGAACCGCTGGTCTATAAAGGGATTTATACCCTGGATGAAGTGGCGCATTCCGGGCCGCCTGACCGCCTGGAGCTGACGGCACGCAGCGCTGATTTCAGGGATGAATTCAACACCAAGCGCGAAGTGTCCTGGCATGATGTTAAGGTTGAACGCGTTATATCAGCCATCGCCCACCGGTATAAACTGACGCCGGTTATTTCTGAGCAGCTCATCAACATTGAGATCGATCACGCCGACCAGACACAGGAAAGTGATATGTCTTTCCTGACGAGAATGGCGGAAATGCTGGGCGCCATTGCCACAATCAAAAATGGCAGTCTGTTGTTTATTCTTCCGGGCGGAGGCGTCAGCGCCAGCGGTAAACCGCTGCCGGAATTCTCAATCACCCGTTCAAGTGGTGATCGCCATTCATTTCGTATTGCCGATCGTGATGCCTATACCGGCGTAAGGGCGTACTGGCTGGATCTGGAATTCGGCAAAAAGAAAAAAGTAACGGTCAAAAGCCGCAAACCGAAAAAGAAAAAACCACCACGCAGCAGCGCCAGAGACGGGGATTATCTGGAGGGTGAAGACGGTAACGTTTATGTATTACGCAAAACATACATCAGTGAAACAGCGGCAAAGCGCGCTGCTGCTGCCAAATGGCAACAGCTCAAACGGGGTGCTGCGGAATTTACGTTAACACTGGCGCGGGGCCGCGCCGATCTCTACCCGGAAATGCACGGAACCGTTACGGGGTTTAAATCCGATATTGATTCTCAGGACTGGATTATTGCCCGTGCTGCACATTCAATTGATGACAGCGGATTTAAAACCCGCCTGGAGCTGGAAGCCAAAATACCGGAATGGATTGCAGAGACAGAATAAACGAAGCCATAATAACAGCGAGTTCAACTCCCGCCATGGGAGGCCATCATGTTTGTTTGCCCCATTTGTGGTGCTGTCGCTCGCACACGCACCAGTCGCCGTCTCAGCGAGATGACGATCCGCCAGTATCATCAGTGCCAAAACTTTGAATGCAGCATCACATTTACCACGCTTAACAGCGTGGAAAAACTGGTAACGAAGCGCGGCAATAATGAATCATTACCGCCTGATTTTATCCCGCAGGATGCCTTTCCGGCATCGCATTACGGAAGAGATCAGCTCAATCTGGCGTTGTAAAAAACCACCTGCATAGCAGGTGGCATTGATTGCGCCCCAGAGGGGCGTACTTAGCTCTGACTCTGAGAGCCTTCGCTTCACATCTCTTTTAGCTGAAGCTGGCTCTCTTCTTGTTCGTGTTTTTCCTGATATTTCACATACCTTCTTATCATCTCTTCATTGATACCTACGGTATCCACGCAATACCCTCGCGCCCAGAAATGATTTCCCCACAATTTGCTCTTCCTCAGGTACGGAAATTTGCTGAACAATCTCAGCGCTGTCTTTCCTTTCAAATGACCTATTACGTGTGATATCGATAATTTCGGGGG